CTATTACACCCCTACACTGCCCTACACTACTCTAAATACAGTAACGTAATAGATAACCTATTGATTACACTATATAAAACACCAATCATTACACCTACTACACCAAAACCCACTTGTTATTGGTAATTTACCAACAACGCACTTAGACCCCTTATAGCTTACAGAAGTGTAATCCGTTGTCCGTGAGCCGTGGAACGTGAGCCTTTTCCCGTGAATCATGCGCCCTTCCCCTTCCTGCTTTGCTTGCGCACAGGTGTCGCGCCCTCCTCCTGCCGGTGTTTTACTTTGTTCCACCCCATGACATAGCTTGGGCTCTTGTGTTTGAGGATAGCCTTGTCTTGCTTGTCTGGAACGGGGCTAGGCGGCGTGTTCATCATGCACCGTGATCTCTGCATCGGTTTCCACCCAGACCTTGGCACCGCAGGACAGGGGCTTGTCGGGTGAGTAGACCACGGTGCTTGGACCATGAATCGTGACCCGATTGCACTTGATGTTGCCTTGACTGCTCTTGATGGTCAGCACGGGCAGGTCAGCGCCCTTGGTATTGGCGCGGATGTTATGTTGGTTAACGTGTATGCGGCGTTTCATCAGCGTTCTCCGAACTTGCGTTTACGTGACTCTTCGATCCAGCTGCGCATAGGCTGTTCGCTGAATTTTGAGTAGCCTGTAGGTATTTCTTGTATCTGTTTGCCGCTGGCAAGGTACTTCTTGATGTCGTCTGCCAGCTTCTTGCGCTGGTCAGCCAGCTCGGGTGGAGCCTCTTCTATCAGCCGGTAGTACTTCTGTGATTTCATGGTTGTTGCTCCATCTCAATCAGCAGGTCTATGTAGTGCTTAACCTTGCGCAGGTCTTCGATGCCACCCTTCTCGCGCCAGCGGCACAGATACTTGATCGCGCAGCCCTCGATGTAGGGAATCTTGTTCTTGTGGATAAACTCCACCGGCTGTATGGCGTAGCTCTTGTAGTGCTGCCCACCGATCTGCACGTCGAGGGCGCTGTTCCTTGGGTCAAGCCCGCCGTCTGAAACTATATCTGAGTATTTCGATTTCATATAAATGTCCCACGTCTCCTGATCTTTGGCGCGATACCTGTCCCACATCTCCTGATCCATGATGCGGTTATGCTCTTCTGCGTACACGCGCCCTGCCTCTTCCACAGACTTAATTTTCATCTTCCTCGTCCTCGTCCTCGTCCCCTACGTAGTCTGGGTCTTGTGGGTGCCAGTGTTCGATCCGCTGGCGAGTTATGCGCCGCATCAAGCTGCGCTCCCGTTTCAAATCTGCTTCGTCGTAATCGTAGTCATCCACGTCGCGCTCTCCTCGTCACTGCCGCCTGTGCGAGCGCGGTATCAAATTGTTGGGGGTTGTTCCGGTGCCACAGGTTTATCAAACTGACTGACACGCCGGTAAGGCGGGCAAACTCCTTACAGCTTCGCAGTCCCACTCGCTTGCAGTGTACTGCTGCGCCAAGGCGCTCAGTGCAGGTCATGGTCGCTCTCCTCATCAATAAAGGGTGCGCCCTCAATCATCAGCCGTGCGATGTCTTCTATCGGCACTCGGTACAGCGCACAGACGGCGGCCAGAGCCGAGGACAGCGCACCGATGATAATGATGCCGTTGTAGCCGAACTCCTTCTTGTTCGTTTCAGACCACGCGTCGAGCGTGGTTCCTATGATATGCAGCAGCTTGCGCTGATCTGACTGATGCTCATCCATTGATCGGTGTTTCTTGCTCATTGCACCTCTCCCGTGGGCAGCTCCAACGCAGGGCAGTACTGCGCCGTGCTGTTGTAATCCGGCCAGCCAAACTCACCATTGGACTTAAGATAGATACCCACCATCTCGCAGTGGATGAGCTGTGCGTCATCTAGCCGCTGCGCAGTCTTGTCCTGTAGGACAAAGATGGCGCCCAGAGCCGTGCAGAACACCACCAAAAAGATCCAGTCTTCGCGCTTCACCATTGCACCCCCTGATAAAATCCTGATTTGGGCAGATACCGATATGGCCTGCCAAGTTGCTTTTCCACACGGCGAATCTCATCCGCAAGGCACCGTGTGGTGAACCCTAAGTAGCGCATCGTGTCGCCGATGTACTCGTGCTCCTTATGCTTGTTGCGTTGCCTAAGCATGTGCAGGGCAAACTGTCGCGCCCCCATCCAGAACTGCAGTCGATTATGCATTGCCGGCCTCCCGTGCTTCTAGCACTTCATCCTCTAGTGCATGGATGTCGCTTTCGCTCAGGATGCCCAGCAGCTCCACAGGCCTGCCTTTGTTCTCCCGATCCAACACCACACGTTTAATGTCGATTTGTTCAGGGAATCCATGAGCCGTGGGCAGCGATTCGTAAACGATGTTTACTGCCACATGTATATACGTTTTGTACACGCTAAGGGTGCTCATGGGTTGGCTCCGCGTTGCGCCTTGAGTTCTTCCTGTTGCACTTTCCACAGGGTCTTCTGGAACTCCAGCTCTGTCATCACGCGAACGACTTCGCCCAGACTCTTGCCGTTGTACTCAGCTAACTCTCTGAGCATGGCGTAGGTTGGGGCTTTTACCACAATAGTGATCCACGGCTCTTTGCGCCGTGAGGGGGACGTGGGTACTCGCCACTTCGAGTTCTTCTTTCGTTTCTCTGCTGCGGACGTTCTTTTCTTACCGTATGGCATATAAGCTCTCCTTTCTGGTCGTGCAAATCTAAGCACTGCCCGTATCATATGATACGCACAAAAAAGAAGTCAACAGTTTTTGAAACTCTGCATTATTTTGCAGAGCCCCAGCTCTTTCCAACCTCGACATCCACCACCGAAGGCACTCCCAGCTCAACCGCCGTGCGCATAATGCGCCCCACTTCCTCGGCCTCTTCCTGATTGTTGACGCTGACCACAATCTCATCGTGCAGCTGCAGCAGGATCGTGAAGCCCGCTTCGTGCAGCTTGACCATCGCCATCTTGGTCTGGTCGGCAGCAGAGCCTTGGATCAAGCGGTTTAAACCTTTGTACGTCATCGCCCGTTTAATACGCGGGCCGTACTCGATCACCGCCTGCTCATACGGCAGCGCTTTGTTCACGCCCCACGCCACCGGTTCAAACAGGGGGAAGCGGCATTTGCGCCCGAGCAGTGTGCGGATGGCGCCACCGGAGGAAGGGCTCTCTATCCGGCGCATCACTGCGTCCACTGTGCTGCGCAGAAACGGCACGTTCTCATGAAACAGGGAGATCAGCTCGTCGGCCTGCTCAGAGCCCATGTCCAGTGATACCGCCAGCTTCTTCTTGCCCATGCCGTACATCAGCCCCAAGCCGATGGTCTTGGCCGCCTTACGCTTGATCCCTGCCATGTCAGCCACCATCTGGTGGAAGTCGGTTCGCGGGTCTTTGACGTACGCCTCCTGCATCTTCTCACTGCCCGGCAGGTTCAACAGCGCCGCGTAATGAATCAGTAGCCGTGGTTCTTGGCTCGAGAAGTCACAGCTTGCCCACAGCTGACCCTCTTCCGGCAGGAACAAGTCCCGCACCAAGGGTCCGATGATTTCGTGCCGTGCAGGCACCTGCTGCAGGTTTGGGTTGGCCATACTCAGCCTGCCGGTAACCGTGCCGCCGTCATCCGAGCGCAGCTGGTTGATGTGCGGGTGTATCCTGCCGTCCTTTGATGACAGGTCAATGTAGGGCTGCAGGAACGTGCCGTAGGTCTTGTTCAGCTCCCGCGCTTCGATGATGTCCTTGGCAATGGGGTGGTCACAGCTTTCCAGAAAGGTCTTGGTAAAGCTTGGAGCGCCAGCCTCTGTCTTCGGGTAGGCGATCCCGAGGTTATCAAAGCCGCGCGCGATACTGGCCGCTGCCCAAATGTCCACGGGAGTCTTTGCAGCGTCGCGGATCTTTTTCAGAAGCTCCTTCTCGCGAGAGTTCATGTCATTGCGAAGGTCAATAGCCTTGCTGCGATCAAAGCGTACCCCACGCAAGGTGATGTCCACCAACACCGGCAGCAGCCTTGTCTCCAGATCAAAGATGGACTCCACCTCCTCACGTCGCAGCAGCCCTTTAAAGCACTGCCACAGCTTCAGCGTAAGCTCTGCGTCGCCCTCGGCGTACTCTCCGACGAACATCGCCGGCAGTTTCCACAGCTCCTTCTTCGGATGCAACCCAAAGTCGCGCGCGGCGTCCTTCAGGCCCTGCTCACTCTTGACCTGCTTCAGGTAATCAAACCCCAGTGCGTTGAGACTGAAGGACATACGGTTCTCATCCAGACACGCAGCGGCGAGCATGGTGTCGTAGACAGTCCCGTTGACCGTGAACCCCGAAGCGCGCAGCCATCCCAAGTCATAGGCACCGTTGTGCATGACCTTGGGCGCAGGTAGCGCCAGCACCTTCTGTATCCACCTTTCCACCACGGCCTTGTCCAAGTTGCCACCGCCCTCATGCGCCACGGGGTAGTAGCCTTCCCAGCCCTCCACCGCCACGGCGTAGCCGACAATGTAACCGTCCTTGGTAGGCCATCCCGGACCTTTTGTTTCCATGTTCTCGTCACGGGTTTCAAGGTCGATGGCGATTTCCGTTGCTGTGGACAGGTTAGGAAACGAGTCGGGGGGTATCCACTCGGAGGTGGGCGTAAAGAGTGGGGACTGCCTCATAGGCGAAAGCTCCGATGTATGTTCTGCGGTTGGACGATGTGAAGCCCTTGTCGGGCACGGGTGATACCCACGTACAGGATGCGGTTTATGTTGTCCGGGTTGTGCGCGTACTCATGTGAGAACTTACTGGACAGGTCTGTCAGCAGCAGGACGTTATCTGCCTCGCCGCCCTTGGCACCGTGGATCGTGGACAGTCGAATGGGGGGCTTTTGTCCGATGCGGATGCCCCTGCGCAGCATGGCGATGATGTATTCGCGCTTGTCTGCCCCGACTTTAACGAGGGCCCTGTGCCAGATGTCATCTGTCAGCAGCCCATACTGCTGCCTCAGGGTGTCCATGTTGTACATCCCGTCCTCCGGCATCACGGACAGGTGCTTGGTGGCTTTGTTGACGTTGTGCCCGAGGTACTTGTACAAGTTATGCACCTGATCATAGGAGATGATGCCGTCACGTCGCAGGCTTTCCCACGATGTCACGGCCTGCAAGATACTGTCGGTCACGGACCGCGTTCCGTAGCGCTCGAACAGCAGACCCTGTGAGACGAGCCACGCGTGTACGCCGTTGAGCATGTAGTTGGCCGCTGCCAGCACCAGCCACTCGCCCTTGGACAGATCCACATGCTCGTAGCTGATGTAGAACTGCACCTCGCCCTGCTCCTGCCGTGGGTTCCACGTCTTCGGCTGGCGGTGCTTTATCCGGTTAACAATCTCGTTGGCCAACGCGTGGATCTTGGCAGGTACGCGGTAGGATTGATCGAGGACGATGACCTCGCCGCCGTGGTTCAGGAAAGCGTCCACGTCAGCGCCTGCCCAAGCGTACAAGGCTTGGTCGTCATCCCCTGCTATGAAAAGACGGGAGGACCGTTTAGCGAGTTCCGACACGATTCGCCACTGTAGCCGGGACAGGTCTTGTGCCTCGTCGATGATAAGCACGTCCAACGACGGCAGTCTGTTGGGCTGCTCCAAGAGCCGATCCAGCAGGTCGGTGAAGTCCATCAGCCCATTGCGCTGTTTATATTCCCTGTATGCGCGCTCCACGTACTCAAAGTGATACCACTCAATGGCGATCTTACTGTTGTTGTAGTGCGTGTGCAGGTCTTGTCCGCGTATGCGGGCGATGTTGATCTCATTGAGGATGGGGTTGTCGGCGTTGACGGTGAAGTCCTCGCCCTCGCTGACCTTAATATCCAGCCCGGTCTCTTTGGAGAACTCCCGAAAGTTGCTTGTCTGCATCATGTCCTTTCGGGTGACGGCGAGGCAGTGGTAGGCAAGGCTGTGCAGAGTCTTAAACCACGGGAAGTCGTGAAGCCCGTTGAGGTCGGGGAACTTTTCAATGGCGCGGTCACGGGCCTCGGTCGCCGCCTTACGGGTGAAGGCAAAGTAACCGATCTGTGTGGGGTGGGTACCGCTTTGCAGTTCGATGTCCACCACGTTCAGCAGAAAGGTGGTCTTGCCGCTGCCGGGGGGCCCGAATACTTTAGTCTTCTGTGAAGGTAGCGACATATGCCAGCACTCCTTCCGGATCGCCTGACCATACAATGACGGGGGTGTACTCACCTGCGTACAGTCCGATTATGTTGTACTCCATAAACTCCAAAGCATCTTCTGCGGGCCAGTCGTTTTGCTCAGATAGCATCTGCAACATGCGATTGCCGTCATAAACAATCCTATCGTCCTTCGCAGTCATTCCGATAATGGCCTCATCAAGCCCATCAAATTTTATAGTCATCAGAAAGGGGCTCCC